TACCTGACCGCGCCTGCCGCCGCAGGAACGTCTCGGCTGACCTTGCCGACACTAGGACGCACCTTCGTTGCCGGTGGCCTCCTGATGCTTTACAGGGGCAAGGACACGGTAAATACCGAAACCAGGGATATTCTGAGCGCGGATGCCACGGGGATTACGCTGAAACTGCCGCTGTCGCAAACCTGGGAGACGGGTACGCGCGTCGTCCCCCTGGCTGTGTCGATGATCGGCCAGCAAGTGCTAGTAAATCAGTTGACCCCGCGAGCCATTGCTGCCGGCGTGCAATTCGATTGCGTGCCGGATCAGACTGACCCCCTGACGCCGGATATTGCGCCGACCGATATATATCGTGGGTACGAGCTGTATCGCGGAAAAACCAATTGGCGGGAAGCGATGCAGGTTTCCTACACGTCGGACGCCATTATTCGCGATCAGAACACCAACGTATTTGACCTGGTAGTGCAGTCCGGATATTCCGGTCGCGGCCGGAGCCACGATTGGTTCATGAAGACCCTCGCGGACGTCCTCGCCTTCCGCGCCTGGCTGAAACGGCGCAAGGGAAAAACGTTCGGGGTATGGATGCATTCGGCGATCGACGATTTCGATATGGTCACGGTCACAGGTTCGGCCACGGCCGTCGTTACGGTCAAGACCAACGGTTACGCCGTCTTCGCGAATCAGCATCCCGCACGCCGGGACATTTACATCGAGACGTACAACGGTGCCTGGTACGCACGGCGTATCACGGGCGCTGCCGACAGTTCGGACGGTACGACGCAATTGATAATCGACGCGCCGCTTGGCGTTACCGTGAATCCAGAAGACGTTCGCCGGTTTTGTTTCCTGTCGTTCTACCGGCTATCCGCTGACGAGAATTCGATCCACTGGTACGCTCCGGGTAAAGCCGAAGCGACAACCGGACTACTGCCCACGAAGAGCCTGTCATGACGACTGCCGATATTCTGATGAGCCCCGATTTGCGGGCACCGCGCTTTCTCCTGGAATTCCAACAGGGACCCGATTACTACCGATACAGCAACGGAGAGGATTACTACCTCGGCAGCACGTTCTACAAAGCGGCCAATTTCTCGATTGCGAAAATGCGCCGCTCCGTGGAAGAAGGTCCGAGTTCTGCCGATATCCGGATGCCGTCTGATGATCCGGTCATTCGGATTTTCGATGCGTTCCTGCCGGTAGAGCCCGTCATCTGCACTATCCGAAGCGTCGAGCTTAATGACACCAGCGGCATCGCTCGCGTGCATCGTTCCGGCGCCGTGGTAGGCGTCAACGATGACGACGCCGGCATGTCGACGATTCGGGTGATGCCCTACTCCGTGGCCGTCGCCCGGAATGCCCCGTGGCAGATGCAACAATCAACCTGCGTGCTGGGGCTGTACGGCATCCATTGTGGCGTCAATCCCGAGCTGTTCAAAACAACGTCGATCGGCGTGTCCTCTCTCACGAATACCGTCATAACGTCGGCGGCATGGGCCAACCCCGATCCGACTTGGTTCAAAGCCGGCCATGTGCGCTGCCGCGAAACCCGTGAAACCCGGTTTATCCTGAACCAGGGCGTCGACGGTGCGCTGAGCATTGCGTACCCGTTTGCTTTCGCCAAAGCGACGCATACCTTCGATGCCTACGCCGGGTGCATGCGTACCGGCGCGATCTGCAAAGACAAGTTCGATAACAAACCCCGCATGTTGGCGTTCGAGCATATTCCGGTGACGAACGCCTTCAAGACTGGCCTCAAAAACTAAGGAATTCGTCTTATGTGCTGGGTATCAATTATTGTTGCCATCATCATGGCGATCGTGGGCGAACTCATCCGCCCCAAGCAAAAGAGCAATACGGGTAAACCCGCTGGCCTAGGCGACTTCCAGTTCCCGACGTCGGAAGCCGGCCGAGTTATTCCCTGGATTTGCGGCACGGTAAAAATTCTTGGGCCGAACAACGTGGCCCGTGATGACCTGTCTACGCGCGAATCGTATAAGCGGGTGAAGACCGGATGGTTCTCCACGGCCAAGCAGTCTTTCGGTTTCCAATATCGCATCGGTCTGCAATTTGTCTTTTGTCTCGGATCAGTCGACCAACTGGTCGGCTTTCAAGTTAACGACACTTTCCTCAAGACCAGCAGCATCACGGTATACCCGGATTATATCGACTGCTACATCGCGGATGAAGGATTTTATGGGAACCCCATGGAAGACGGCGGTTTCGCCGGGCTAATCCGCATCTATCGAGGCACAGGCACGCAGCCTGCCGATGATTATTTGCGGGACAAACTCCTGCATGAGGATCAGATTTCAGCTTATCCGGATATTTGTCACGCCGTTTTCTATTCCTTCTACGTTGGCATGTCGCCTAATCCCCCGGCCATTATCCCCATTCTGAGCCGCTGGCCGAATGGGCTTGGCGTAGCCGGTGGAAAGCATATTGTCGACAACACGGGATCGAACGTCATGTGTGCGGTCTACGACTTCATGACACATTCCCGTGGCCTGGCTATTCCTACGGGCAAGATCGACACGCCGGCTTTCCTCGCGGCCGCTTCGGTTGTCTATGACGAGCATATCGGCATTAACGTCATTCTGGATTCCATGCAGAACGGCGATGATGCGGTGAAGTCCTTGATGGCTTACGCGGATGGCGTTGTTTTCGAAGACCCGTTCACTTCCCTGTGGACGGTCAAACTCGCACGCGCGGATTACGTCGTAGACAATTTGCCTGTTTTGGACGAGAGCAATTCCCGCTGCGTCGGTCGGACGAAAACCGACTGGATGGATACCCGCAACACGATCAGCATTGGATACCTGGACAAGTCGAAGAACTGGACCAATCAGTCCGTGACGGTATTGGATCAGGGAAACCTCATCGCGCAAAACCAGCAAGCATCGGCCGAAGATATCGACATGACGGGTGTCGACAATTTCGCATTAGCGAATTTCATGGCTGAGCGTACCCGCGTTGCGAAAGCAACCCCTTTCACCCATATGGAAATCGAGGCCCAGGGTATCGGCGACACCATGAAGATCAACGATCCGATCGTCGTGAAATACCCGACGACGAAACGGATTGCCTTGATGGTTGTGCGGATCATGGATATCGAATATCCGAACAGCGATGATGCGGTCACCAAGATTTCCGTCCTGGAAGACAAATACGGCGTCTCGCAGGTTGCCTATGTCGCGACTCCGCCAACACCGTGGATTCCGCCTGCCTTTGTTCCGTTGCCGGCGCTGTATCAGACCGCCATGGAATTGCCGTATCCGATGACTCCTGATCTGTCTCAGAATCGGTACGTGCTGACGGCAGCCGTGCGCGCTGGATCAGTCGAGCAGGGCTACGGCGTCTATGCCGGTGCGACGCTGACAAACGATATAACCGATCTGACGTCGGGCGGCAAGCTGCTTGCGCCGCTTTCGAAGAGTGGACCATATACCGGCATAGCGGCTTTCACGATTTACGGCGTGGTGGATATCCTGGACGTCACATCGGCCTCCGTTGAAGAATTCAATGCGGGCTTGTCCCTCATGAAGATCGACGACGAATTAATCGCCTTTCGGACTGCCGTCAATAACGGCGACGGAAGTATCACGGTTTCGAATATCAGTCGGTCCGTCTACGACACCGTACCTGCGAATCACGCTGCCGATGCGCCGGTTTTCTTCCTGTCGTCGGGCGCGGGCTTGGCCCAAAACCTCCCCTATGCCTCCGATGCGCTCCTGTCGCTGAAATACGCCATGCGGGCGCAAGGCAACGAACTCCCCCTGACGTCGGCCACGGCTATTCCCCTGCAGCTCGCATCCAGGGCAACGCGGCCGTACCCGCCCGGGAATCTCACGATTAACGCGGTGAACGCTCTCGGGCTCACCGTTGCTGACGATGTAGTCGGCGATATGGCCGTGACTTGGGCGCATCGTGACCGACTGGCGTCCGGAAGGAATATCGTCGCCTATACGGGTGCCGACATAGGCCCGGAAGCCGGCGTTACCTACACGGTGAAAATCTACATCGACAACGTTCTGAAAAGCACGTCGACCGGGCTTACCGGCGATACGCTTGCGGTATTGGCCTTGAGCGTCGACGGCGTAGGCCGCATGGAAGTTTCCGCCCAGCGTAGCGGATTGAACAGTCAGCAAATTCTCGTTTCGGATTTTACCTATTACCGTACCCAACGCCGTATTACGGAAAGCGGCGACACGCGCATTACCGAGAACGGCATCCAACGCATTGTGGAGTCTTAATCATGGCTTTGAAAATTTCTCAATTGACCCCCGTTGCAGTCAATACCCTGACGGGCGCCGAGCCGGTCGAATTAGGTATTGCCGGGGACAAGAACGCGCCGAATGGGGCCTTTCTTCCGCAAGGCCACATCGTTGGATTGAAAATGGTTTGGGTAAGTGGCACCGCAATTACTGTGACGAGTGGTGCCGCCTATATCCAAAGCCTTGGTCGCACGGTGCGAGCCGATGCCGCGATTGCTAAAGCCGGACTCGCGCTCACTGCATCAACTTGGTATCACGTATACCTCTATCTCAACGCAGGCGTTCCGGATATTGAGATAGTCACTACCGCTCCGGGCGCACCGTACAACGGTACAGCGCGCACCAAAACCGGCGATACATCGCGGCGATACATCGGCAGCGTGCGCGTAAACTCGTCGGCTCAATTGCACAAATTCACTCACAATGCCCAAACTGGGGTAATCAAATATCTTGTCGATCTAAACAACCCCGACTTGAAGTTGGTAACTAGCGGTACGTCAGTGGGCGCGGATGCGACAGTGAGTTGTTCAAGCGCTGTCCCGGTCATTGCTAACACTCTTTCGGGCTTCGCTGAGAACAATGACACGGGCTCCGGAATCGTTTATGTTTCGAACGCAGACGTAGGCAGTCCGGCTAATGGGAATATCTTAGAATTCATCCGTGCATCACGCACGTTGCTAGGCGACTTCATGCTTACCAGTGCGCAAACTCTCACCTATATGACTAGCAGCGCGGCATCGTTTTCGCTGTATGCCACTGGGTACACTTACGAGCGCTAACCGATGACCCGCGCAAAGATATGCAACGACAGCGACGGCCGTTTTTACGGCATCCGCATTAATTGTCCAGGGTGTTTGTATTCAGACGGGAAGCCGAGCAAACACGTTATCCCGCTCAACGCTCTACCTGCGGGACAAACAGAAATGTCGCCGCACATCCAATGGAAGGATCGTTGGACGTTCAACGGGGATTTCGAAAGGCCAACGTTCTCCCCGAGTCTCAATACCTGGTATGGGGGTGACGATGACGAGATACCGCTGCATCGTTGCCATTCTTTCATACGAAATGGCCGTATCGAATTCCTCCCTGACTGCACTCATGCCCTAGCGGGACAAACCGTAGACCTACCGGAGATTGATGAATGAAACTCGCATGGGGCGCCAAAGTATCTGATTTATTCGTTACCCGTCTATTCGCTATGGTCAGCCGTCTCGGCTGGCAGCGGGAACAGGCAAACGATGTAATGGCCTGCATGGCTTTCGAATCAGACGAAACTTTCAGTCCATCCGTTCCCAACAAAGCAGGTAGCGGCGCAGTGGGTCTCATTCAATTTATGCCGTTGACTGCACTTGGTCTCGGTACGACCGTTGAAAACCTGAAATTGCTGTCGGCGGAATCCCAGCTAGATTACGTGGAAATGTATTTCCTTCCATATGCGCGGAATATCCATACATTGCCGGATATGTATATGGCAATCCTGTTGCCGAAATATATCAAGTATCCGGATACCGCTGTTCTGTTCTCCGGGAACGGCGCGAGCTACCGACAAAATGCCGGCCTAGATGCCAACTCCGACGGACAGATCACGAAAGCAGAAGCAACCGCACGCGTACAAGGAAAACTCATCAGGGGTTTGAGTGACAAGTATTCACGGATCGTTCCGTGATAGAGGGATCAAACATGCGAGATATCCTGTTGTCTTTGCGATTCGCCAGCAACACTTTCAACCGCATCTTTCTCGCGGTCGCTTCGTCTCTCTATGCCATCCTGACGGCTCTTGGGCCTGACCTCTCGCACAGTGGGTCCGTCATGGCCTACCAGGCGCTCGTTCTGTCATCCGGCATGAAATGGCCGTTTGCCGCGCTTTTCGGGCTCAATGCCTTCTGCATTTGGTGGCGACTATTCGACCGAACACCGCGCATCATATGGGCGGCTATCATCAACATTTCCACTGCGGTACTATGGTCGAGCTTGACCGCTGCCGAGATATACATCTACGGCCGTCCGTTGCCTGACAGCGTGGGGGAAATCATGATCACTTTTGTTGCGTTCTTCTCGGCAGTGCGCACGCTCAAAACCGAGAATGATAGGGTGACCGCATGATGACGTCGGAGCCAAACCAGTTAGCCGAGCTGGCTGCACGATTCGGCGTTCCGGCTGCAGTCGTTTCGATATTGGCGGTAGTCGGACCGAAAGTATGGAACTGGGTGCAGGTTCAATTGCAGATCGGTAACAAGAAAACCGAACTGGAATTGGCAACGATCGGTGGTGCATCCGATGTGGTGACTACCCTGCGAACTCAGATTGCCGATACGAATGCCCAACTGGCGGGCCTGCAGACACAGCTCAAGAATATGCAGGAAACGCTCAATGCGGTGATCAAGGAAAAGATCGCAGCAGAGAAGGCGGCGCAGAAGGCTCAGAGTGATTTGTATATCCGTGATCTGTTAATTGACCGACTTCAAAAACAGATACTCAGTCTCGGAGGGATTCCGGTTTCTATCGGGGGCTCCACCAGCACAACGGGACCGACATGAAAATCATACCGACATGGGTTTGGGTTGTAGGCGTTGGATTGATCGTCGCCGGCACAGCAGGAGCAACGTGGATCACGACGACAAGGGCAGCAGACGTCGCTTGCAGCACGCGAGTACAATCGCTCAAGGACTCGACAGCGACGGCAACGCTCGACGCTGAGAAGGCCGGCAGAAAGGCTCAGGCAGACTACGATGCGATCGAGATTGGCCGATTGAAGCAATATCTCGACTTGCAAACGCTCGCTGCTATCGAGGCACAAAGAACGGCATCGAAGGCGCAGGCCGACGCTGCCAGGCTCTCATCTGATCTGCAGAGGTTGCGCGAACATGATCCGTCAATCGAGGCATGGGCTGCTCGTTGCCTGCCTGATGCTGTGCTTGCCAGCATGCACGGGAAACAAGCCGAGGCCGCAGGAAGTCGTTGCCGCTGAGCCCGTGGTCATCACGAAACACGAATATCTCGATCTGCCGGAACGATTACTGCGAGCTATCGAGTATCCGGTGCCGCCGACAACAATATGGTCGGAAGGCGACTTGTATCAAGCCTGGACGCACGATGCGCAATGGCTGGCAACATGCAAGGGCCAGGTCGACGGGATCTTGGGTTTGGTCAAGGCCAAACTACCGGACAAGGCCAAACTACCGGACAAGGCCAAACTACCGGACAAGACCCAGTAACGAGAAACCCCCGACATTTCTGCCGGGGGTTTTGTTTTGCGCTGCAATCCGGTTTTCGAGACCGCCCAATTACCGCGCCAACTCTTGAAGAGAGGCCCGTCGAACGTGGTTATTCGACGGGCAGGACCACTGCCAAGCGGCCTGCTACCTTTTCGCGGTTCGCCTTTCGCCGGACTTCAAGGGCCTTAGAGCCACCGGGGGATTATTGGCAATGCCTCACCCGTTGAAACGATCCTTGCATGCTACGTAAAGCGATTGCAAGGGTCCGTTAATCCCCGCAACCGGGGCCGATGGCGCCCTTGTCTCCGGGCGCTGTGAATTCCTGCCAGGGAACCCATCGACCGGGACAATGGAAGCCCCAATGACGTCGAACATGGCCCGTCAGAAAGAGGGTCCAGCACGAGCCGGCCGTCATGTCGAGTTCGATCCGATGAGCGAATTCCGCCTTGCGGAAGCGGATCGAGCCTGCGCAGTAACGCCGACGCCGATGCACTTCGAATAAACCGGATGACAGCGACCCCACTTGATAGCTTACGTTGAACTTGTCGGTTCCTCTGCGGTCGAAAATGTCGAGGGTGCCTTCGGAAGAATCGAACGAGTAGTCCTTCCCTTCGACCAATTTCGACCATTCGAAATAGGCGCCACGCAGGATGATCGAACAGAAGTTCCACGGGTGATCGTGGTATGCGCGGTCGTCGTCATCCCGCTTGAAGTTGTGCAGGTAGATATTGTAAATCCGGTTGCGTGGGACGACCCACCAACGCCGGATATAGGGATTGTCGACGCCGCCGATGCAGAAGTCGGGCGGACGACGGAAAAAGCGTTTGATGCGAGCAGGGAGGTTCATCTCTATTCCTTTGCGGGCGTTAGGCCGTCGTCATCAGGACTTTACTGGTCGTCAGTATGAGGCCATCAACCGTGTTGTCCGATGAGGAAGAACAATGAACGTGGAATTGAATAACCGGGTCTATCTTCAAATCGAGTACCTTTTTGTTCGATCCAAGGAAAACGTTTACCTTTCGACAGAAGTCCTTAGATGCCGCCGTAATTTGTTCGGCATACTCCGCACGCAGGGTTTCAAGGTTATCCATGGTCGCTTCCTTCGTCGGTTGGGAAAATCTCACTGAATGTCCACGGCATGAAGGGCTGATCGTTCCGCTTGTAGAGCGGGTGCGCCGGCTGGCCGGTGCGCGACTTGCCGAGACAGACGAAATCCCAGTAGCAGAAGGCTTCCGCTGCGGCCCGCAGACGGCGTTGCATGAGCCCGCCAGTGTCGTACCAAGCACCCCAGGCGGCGACGCGAATGTCAGCCTCCTCTAGTGCCTCCCGGATATATCGGTCGTTCTCGGCGCCTACGGCATCGTAGAAACAATCCAGCAAATCCGGATTGGTCGAGCGGGCGGCGAAAAGGTTGACCACGATCAGCCGGCCGCAGCCTTCACGCTGCGCGTAATGCATGCACCGACGAATGGTAGGGTCGTCCTCGCGGCCGTCCGCTGTCGACGGATTCAGCATGAGGAAGACCATGGTTCGGTTGCCGTCGCACAGACCCGACCGTTTGAGCTGATAGCGGAAGCGGCCTTTCGGCGTGATCACGGCGGACCGGATAATTTCGTCTTTCATTTTTCTCCCCCGTTGGCAGTGGGTTTAATTGTTCAGGCGTAAAAACGGCCAGTGGGTTTCCCCGTCTGGCCGTTTTTGTCTGTCGCTGAGCGCTGTCAGTTAGACTAGGCGAACTTTGACTTCCGGACGGCCGCGCTTGTAGTCCCTGAACAGCGTGACTTCCAGGCCGGTGTTCGTGCCGATCTGTTCGATCGCAGCCGTCTGTGCCGCCTCTTCCGAGGGGAACGGCCCAACAACGTCAATGGCGGTCGCCGGCACGTTGCTCGTTGGCAGGCCCATCTCGTCGTCCTTCACTACCGGGCGAACGATATACAGGAATTCGGTTGCGGCCGGACGGCCCGCCGACTTCTGGCCGGGCTTGCGACCCGGCTTGCCCTTGCCGCTACCGGGCGGA